GTGCCAACATTCCGTGCAATGTTTCTTTCAAAATCCTGTGCCATTTCGTCTCCTCTGTATAGTATACAGTATTAATGTTTTGCAGTCAAGGTTATAATGCAATTGCCATTGCGACTGCAAATCCAGCGGTTGCTCCCGCCGCTGGTAAATTAGTTAGCTGGGAACCATCCACTGCTGGTAATCTGGCTGACCCATCCAAAACAACGGTATTTCCAGCAGACGTTCCTGTATCGGTAACCGCTGCAGTTCCTAGCCCTAGTGATGTACGTGCGGTTCCGGCAGTCTCTAAGACAAAGTTGGAACCATCACCTACAATGAAGCCACCATCTGTTACTGCTAGTCCAGCTACATCCTGTAATTGTGCATCAAGTCTAGCATTAGCAATGGTACCTGTAAGCTGACTAGCTACGATAGACTTATTTGTGAGTGTTTGTGTAGCTGTAGTGCCTACAAGTTCTTGGCTGCTACCTGCAGGTAATGTCAGGGTATTTGTTACACCAGCAGAGTGCGGTTGTGGTTGAACTGTCTGTGCGTGGGCGTTACTGGACTCACAGTAAAACTTAACCTGCGAACGCGAACCTGTCCCTGTACGAATATCTACAAGGCCATCTGTTATTGTAACACCGCCACTAGAGCCGTTACCATCAATGTTAACTTTGCCTGAACCGTTGGGTAATATGTTAATATTGCCGTTGGATGCCGATACAATATCGTTGCCGTTAACATCCAAGTCGCCGCCAAGCTGGGGGGATGTATCTGCAACCACGTCTGTAATGCCGCCAAGACCAGAGGACAGGTTAGCAAGTGTTAGTTTCTTTAATGCACCTGCGTCTGCGTCGTGTATTAGTACGGTATCATTAGATGTATCTAATCCTGAAGTAATAGCAGTTTGACCCGTAATGACATTGGCATTAACCATCGCGGTTTCAACAGCACCGCTTGCGATAGTTACCGCACCCGCACTACTCATTGTTACGTCCCCGGATACAGCAACCGGATTGAAGTTTGAACCATCTGCCACCATGATGTGACCAGAGGTGTTGGTACCCATAGTCAAATCGTCACCAGAGATTGTCAGGTCACCTGCAATGGTAACATCTGCACCACTCATAGTGATAGCGGTAGTTGGAGTGCTGCCACTCTGAATAACCAATTCACCTGATGAGTTGTTTAAATTACCAAATGTTGTACCGCCATCTTTCAGAGTGATGTCACCACCGTCTGCATCCAAAATAATGTCTGTGGTTGCATCTAACGTAATTGCTGCACCAGAATCAATCTCTGCAATGATTGGCGTGGTAAGTGTTTTGTTAGTTAGGGTTTGCGAACCTGTTAGGGTTGCGACTGTGGAGTCAATAGCAACGGTCAGTGTGTTGCCTGAACCAGTTGTATCAATGCCTGTGCCACCTGCAATATCCAGTGTCTCACTGTCTAGGTCTATGCTCAGTGCGCCACCGCTGTCACCCTGAAAGTCTAGGTCTTGGGCGGTGACTTGAGAATCAACGTATGCTTTGATTGACTGTTGGGTTGCTAGTGAAGTTGCACTGTCGGATGACATGTTATCTTCATCCAAGATATCCGTAACAGTTGTTGTTGGCATGGCAAGACCATCGACGTTTGCCGTACCATCCAAATGCAAGTCTTTGAACTGTTTGCTACCTGAACCTAAATCAATATCGTTGTTTGTTGTGGGTTCGACTACGCCATCTTTTATAACAAGCTGTTCAACAGATGAACTTGATACGTCTACAGAGAACTCGATTTGATTGTTGGGGTTGTCTATAACGACCTTGTTTAGAGGCGTGGCAACACCGGGGTCTCCAATCAAACCAATGACTGGACCCTCTGCTGCCGTGCCATCATGTTTGTGACCAGATGTGTTTACGAACGCTGCAAGTACTTGGTTAAATTCATCGTTACTGTGTGCAGCGGTGATAACGTCACCATCAGTAAATGTCGATTGACGGGTGTAACCTGCCATGTTTTATCTCCTTCCACCCGGAGTAAATTCCAGTTGGTATCCTTTGATTGAAATTGGGTCGGCACCATCCGCATCGTCTAAACGAACAGACACTGTAAATCCACTACCCTCAATACTCTGTCGAACGATAGGCTCCCCTGATGAACCGTAAACGGCTGTTCCGTATGCGTTAGTTCCGTAGATGGCAGATGAGCCACCAATATTTAAGGGATACGAATTAGGTTGGGGAACACTGGTAGACCCGAAGTCATACCTGATGCGGAAGTCTGAATCAACCGGACCCTCGTTATTGTAGTTCCAGATAATTCTTTGCATCATTTTTCTGATGCCAACATCCCCCATTGTGTAAGCGGGGGATTCATACAAAGCAGATATGTTTGTTCCGTCAAACTTCGATGTGTCTTCCTGCTTGTATACGTATCCGTCGTACCCGCCATGAACTATGGTTTCCGTTCCGCTGATAAACCCTGAAGCACAACACGCAGGTTTCATTCCTATTATGTCAGCGTACTCCCATCCAACACCGCCCTCTACACCGGACTTTATAACTCCTATAATTCCTGAAGCAGAACCTACAGCTTGAGAGTCGCCGGGAAAGAAAAGTCTGTATTGGCTTTTGCTTCTGATTACAAGGGATGATATACGGTCAGTTGTAACGTTGTCTAAGCGAGGCTGTATTTGTTTTGATATGGTTCCAAGTTCAACGTCACCAATTCTTACCGTACCAGCGATTGTTCGCAAACCGTCGGGAGCAAGGTAAACAATATCACCTGATATCTCCTGAATACTAAACCCGTCTACGCAACCAATCTTTCTGGTTACAGGAACAACCGCAAAGTCTGATAGGCTGGAGCCTGTTATCTTAAAGATTGAATCTTCACAGAAAACAAACAAGTTTTCACGGAAGACTTTTATACCTACAATAACACCATCTACTTTTATAGACCCTGCACCCGAACCACCTGTAAAATCATCCTCGTCAAAGGGTACACTAAATATAAGTTCTTGAGGGGTAGCAGACATGCCAGCATAAAAAGCGTGACTTCTGAATATCTCTACAAACTTTGGGTCTGCAGGTCTGCCGGATGCACTTATGTCACTTACGGATGAGTTATCAAATATGGATGCGAGGTTGGCACCATCCACCATAATCATCTTGTCGGTGCCGTTGAAGTTGTAATTTACAAAGTTATATCTTCCGGCACTGGTGCGACCTGTGTCAATACTTGTGTAGCCGCTACCCGAACTTTTAAATACAGATGTTCCCTGTGCAACAATTACTTGGTCTTTGTATATGTGAACACCAAGAATTGTACCAGACGAACTTCCGACCTGTGCAGAATCAAACTTAGAAAACCCACTTATGCGGCGGTAGCCCCCGTTTATGTCCGGCTCAAAGTTTTTTAACTGTATCGCAGCCCCTTGAGGTAGAGAAAAGGTATCTTTATCAAGAACCAAACCACCACCTAGACGTACAACATATGGACTCTGTAGTGAAGTATCTGGCATTAAACGGCTCTCATATAGTCCTTACGGTTGATAAGTTCGACACGCATACGGTTCAAGCCCTCTGAGTAATCCTTTAGTGCAAGCTGTGAGAACTGAGTATCCGAACGTAGCATGTGAGTGTAGTAACGAGCGCGGTTTACGATAACGTCGTGAAATCTCTCAGGTATAGCAGGTGTGTCCGTTGCTGCCACCATGTCTGAATGTGTCGCATAGTAATAGTAACGAACAGTGTAGGTAGCTACATCAGGAACCGGGGACAAACCTATTTTTTCATCAGGAGTCTGATAAACGAACCGGGGAAGACCTTCACTATCCCCTGTTGGGTTGGTGTCAGTTTCATTTAGGCTTTCAATATATTCGTTAAATGATATGTACTTTAAAGTTCTTTCTGCAGTAGTTGCAGACTCTTGTACAGTAAAGGTATCAAAGTCTATTGTTTTTGCAGCGGCAGGTGGGGTGTACTCTGATGTGCTTGCAGTTGTGGTAAAAGAAGTAGATACAATAGTAAAAGGCCACTGAACTTCAGAGTTTATAATGTCACGTTGAGACTTGTTTATGAAGTCCTTTACTGAAGTCTGTATGCCCCTGCTCGAACCAATTGTTGTGAGTTCAACTTCGTTGACTTCGCGTAGAACAGCATTTATTAGTTCAAGAAATGTCATGGTTTGGTTTGCTCTTCTTTTGTCTTAGTTTGTACTGCTTAACCCCACTGGGTAAGGTTCGTAAAAGCTTTAGGTCTTCTTTTTTGTACACTGGTAGGAACTTTGTCTTTCTTAAATCAACTGGCTTTAACAGTTGGTGACGTATCACTTTTTGTTCCAGTCTAGTACTGTACGGTGCTTTTTCCAAAACCAATTGCCAATACAAGTAAAGGGCTTACCCATTGAGAGTAAAGCCCAGCCTAGCTGTCTAATCAAACAGGGACGGATATCTGTCATCCGTGATTTCATCCAATGCCTCAAGCCTACTATTTGCTTCTTCCCAACTTCCAAGAGCTTTATCCATTTCCGCAAGAAGGTCTGGATGCTCCCCAATA